TCAATACATTTGATCCCGATCAGATGAATTCCATCTATGGGGAACATACCACAATGAATTGGTTGAGTGCTGTTGACATCAAAGCCTATATTCAGATGGAGAATGGTTCTCCTATCTATGCTTTGGCTGGTATGGATTCTCCTGACACAATAACATTATATCTACACATTGACGATTTTGAGACAAAATTCGCATCTCTGAGTTATTTCCAGAATTATCCAATGGAACCAAAATCACAGGATAAGATCATTGTGTATCCCTTTGGGTGTGATAGACCGAATGGTAGAAGTGCCAAGATATTTGAAGTAACGGAGGCTATGGATGAAGATCAGGCGGAACTCAATCCAGCCATGGGACATTATGTGTGGAGACTGAAAGCTGTCCGTAGTCAGCATAACTTCGTTACCAACGAGCCAAGAGAAGCATTCAACCAACAAATTGCAGATAATTCATATTTTGGTAAGCTATCATCCGTGCTGTTCCCTAAATTGTCTAGTGCTTTGAGTGATAATAAAATTTATACGGAAAATTCTGATGATATTGTGCAAAGAGATGTATTTCCCCCATCTACAGGAGGTAGTGATGGGAGTGTATATGGTAATTATTTTTAATTATGACAGTTAAAAAAAATAAATCTTACATGGGTAATCCAAACTTACCCAGCGCAAATTCGGCGTTTGAATATACACCGGAGATGGTGGTTGAAATTGAAAAATGTAAAACAGATATTATTCATTTTGCATCAAATTATTTCTATATTATTGATCCCGATAGTGAAGTTGGTAAAGTCTGTATCAATCTTTACGATTTCCAAGAACGAGTATTAAATGGTATATTTAACCACAGATTTACATGTCTTCTTAGCCCCCGTCAAGCGTCCAAGTCAACGCTTATGACGATTGCTGCTCTACATGAGGCTTGTTTCAAACCATACAAGAGTATTATTATTGTAGCTAATAAAGAAGCTACAGCTATTGAAATTTTCAGAAGAGTTAGATTAGCATACGAAGAATTACCACTTTGGTTAAAACCGGGAGTTGAAGAATATGGTAAAACTGGTTGTATGTTTGATAATGGTAGTCGCATCAGTATTTCTACTACAACAGGCAGCGCAATTCGTGGAACATCACTCAACATGTTAATTATTGATGAATTAGGATTTTTGGAGGAACATGTTGTTGATGAATTTTGGAAGTCTGTTTACCCCACAATTTCTCGTTCCAAGACATCTAAGATTATTGTCGCATCTACCCCCAACGGAACTGGTAATCTTTTTCATAAAATTTATACTGGTGCTGTAAAAGGTGAGAATGGATTCAATCCATTGAGGATTGAATGGGATGAGATTCCGGGTCGTGACGAAGAATGGAAACAAAAACAAATTAAGGCTCTTGGTTCTTTTGAATCTTTCCAACAAGAATTTGGAAATGTTTTCTTAGATAATAGTCAACAATCCATTGATGAAGCCTTGTTTGACCGTCTTAAAAATGAATGCCGCGATCCCAAACATGTTCTCAAAGAAGGTGCTTATAAAATATGGGAAGAATACGATCCTGAAAAAATATATGTCATTGGAGGAGACGTTTCCGAAGGTGTTGGGTTGGATGCATCAGTTCTCCAAATTCTGGATGTCACCAATCCCAAGGAAATCATACAAGTTGCGGAATATTGGACAAATACAAAAGGACCATCTGAATTTACCAATGAAGTGGTGGATGTTTGTGGAAATTGGGGAAATCCTTTATTGTTAATTGAGCGTAATAATCAAGGAACGGGAGTATGTGATACTCTGGCAAATACACATATGTATCAGAACCTTGTGTCTTGGGGTGCCAAGGAAGCACATAAGAACAAACAGAATGGTATGATCTCCCACATGAATACCAAATACAAAGCAGTGGAGAACCAAAGATATTTTGTCAATGAAGCGCAATCCATAACATTTCACAATATTGACACCCTGAAAGAGTTTAAGACATTTGTGCGATACCCCAATGGCTCTTGGAAAGCAAAAAACGGGGAACATGATGACCGTGTGATGGCATTCGTGTGGGCATTGATGGCACTTTATAAGGACATCACGGAATTATATTTTGAAGTTGAAGCCTTGGACGATTGTGATAAACCTCTTGTTATCAAACCAATTGATCAGGGGCTTCACCAATACAAATCATCCACATCTATATACACCAATGAAGAGGTTGCCAAGATTGAACACTCCAATCTATCCCCCATGCTTTTTGGAGGATCGGGTTCCACGATGATGAATGATATGGCAGAGTTGGAAGCTGCGGGATGGGAATTACCTGATCATTCGGTGTTCTCCAATCCTGAAAGGAATATCTCTTCCGATCAATGGGCAGCAATGGATAAATATTTTGGTTAAAATTTAAAATCAATCCCCATCATAATCTTTTTTCATCGACATTTGCGCGTCTAAAATTTTTCTTTTCCAAAAATCCTCTGATGATCCTGTTTGTATTTTTATTTTAGAATCTTTCACCATATCCTGCCAATTCTTTAAAATATCATCAAAATTAGTAAATTGGGTTGTTTGTATATCATAACCAGTGCTTCTAGCTCTATGGTTGTCTAACGGAAAGTAGTAATCATCTTCAATTTTACAATTTTCCAATTCGTCAATCATCCCATGATAATCGTCTATATCGGCGGGTTCCGATATTTGTAAATGGGCTTGGCAATATAATTGCCTTTCGTGGTAACTTCCCCAATCATATCTTTTGTAAACAACATTGATAATATCAACATCGTATTTATCAAGTAATTGTTTCAAACAATCCGCATTATATACTATTGTCGGAGTTATAAATTTTGCGGGGTCTTTTGCTGGTGTTTCAGCTTCATCTCCAAAAGAATGTCTCCCCGCTGTATATTGATCGCCTATGATATATGGGATATCAATAGTATTTGAAGACGATTCCCATAATTTGAAATATTCAGAATATTTTATCATTATAATATTTAGTGTTAAATAATCACATGCCACAAGAAGTCGTCCAAAGCTTTCTAAATCGCAGCAGGAAGGATAAATTCCTTCTCGTTTTCGATTTACCCCCAATTCTTAAAAAAATACAATCCAATTATACAAGGAATGATAACACGATTATTCCAGATAGTGTGCAATTCAGCATCTATGGAACGATGGTTCCGGGTTTGACAATCAAAGCGGTTGCCGCCCGATATGCGGGAGATACTCTTTATGTTTCCAGCCATAGCAAAGACCCATATCCTCCCGTAAACGTCAAATTCAAGGTAGATAGTGGATATAATAATTATTGGGCAATTTATCAATGGCTGAATCTCCAACATGACCAAAAGACGGGTCAATTTAATGAAAAGGGTATCATAGTGGATGGCAATTTTTCGGATTACCAGACGGATATTACGATGTATGGTTTAGATGAGTATGATAATAAGGTAATACAATTCAAATATACCAAATCTTTTGTTACCAGCGTAGATTCCTTAGAATTCTCTCAGCAGGAAGACGGATCAATGGAAATTGAATCTGGATTTACTTTTGTATTCTCCCAAATGCACATAGAATTGTTGGGATGTGATAGATATAATCAGACGATTTCATAGCTAATGAAATTTTTGTGAAAGAATTGCTAAATAGTAATATGGCAACGCGCACAATAAATTCGGCAGGAGTAGAAATTTTTGAGAGAGATTTAAGTCTCGTCGCACAGGCGAATGTAGGGACTAATATTTTCGTAGCAGGTTATGCACCTCAAGGATATTCTGATGAGGTGATCAAAATCACTACTAGAGATGAACTGGAAGCAATCTATGGAACCCCCACCAATAGCGCAGAACGTTATTTCTATTACACTGTAAGGGAACTTTTAAATTCTCCTGCAAACATCTACACTTTCCGTCTTCCATATGGATCGGGAACTGGTGATGGTTTTGGAACGCAATATTCCGCCCTTATTTATCCCGTTATCGCCGCTGCTGCTAACGAACCTACCACAACGACAAATCTCAATATTTCCGCTGGAACATATTTCCTTGGGGCACCTATTAAGGTGACTCTCACGGAATCGGAATTTGCACAAGCCATGGAAGGAACACTCTTTAATTGGAGTTCCACCGCATCAATTCTCACCGACTATACCACTAAAGCAAGGGCTTTAACTGCAATGGCAGGTGCTGGTGCCATTGTCTTTGACAAAGCCCAAACCACGATCAATAGCCAATTTGAAGGTTATTATGTTGGTATTGCTGATAATATAAATCTCAACCCTGCGTCGGATTTCGACGCAATTACCCGCGCTTTTACCACAAGCCTTACTGGTAGTCCGCTTTCGAGTTACACTCAGATTCCTAACGGAACGCTTCAATTCAATCTCTCTGCTGCTTTCCTTGGTGCTGATAACAGCATCTCCGAAGTCATGGAGAACCTTACTGATTACAACATTGACGGTAGGGAAGATGATGACCTTCTGAACATTGGCGTATTCAAGCTCCGCAAGAGTGTGTATGCCACTGAAGCATTCAAGTTGGATTATGTATTGGATGACCGTATCGTGGGTTCCATTGATACTTTCAGAACTCAACTCAATCCAAATGGTGGACCATCCGTTCCATTCTTCCTTGAGACGCAGGATACCAATTCCCGCAATGTGGAAATCATGGTCAATCCATACATCTCCAACAAGTTCACCCAATCTTCGCTGGATGCCTCTGGTAATCCAACCAAGAAAATCCGTGTGGTAACTGATAGTTTGCTTGCCACTAACTATGCAAGCATCTCCGCTGCATTAGGTGTTGTAACCACTAACGCTACCACCCCACTTCTTAGTGCTAATTTAATAGTAGCCAATACACACGCACTTTCGGGTCTTAGGACAAGCGTTGGAGTCGCAAATGCTCTGTATCCACTTGGTGCTTACAATCCTGTTCAGATCACCGAAAAGATCATCGGTAATGTTCCAACCAAGATTAACCGCGCTCTGGAAAGCATCAAGAATGACGAAATCTATGACATTGATGTGGTTGTTGAAGCGGGTCTGGGAACGATCTTCACAATGGCTTCTGCTGCTGGAACCTATTACTATGATGATACTCTCTACACTACCGCTCTAAAAGCCAAAGTGGACTCCCTGAGAACTTCTCAAGATATTTTCTTAAACGCCACCGCAAGTGATCTTCGTGCCAATTACAGCGCAATCTTCAACCAATTCGAGAACTTCTGCAACCTTCCAAGTAATACGGGTGGTCGGGGTGATTGTATGTTCATTGCTGATCCAATTCGTCACATTGTTGTCACTGGTAGAAACACCAAGATTCTCTCTGATAGAACCAAGAACTTCCAGACGGATGTGTATTGGGCTATGCGCCACCAATTTGAATTGGAAAACACTTCCTATGCTGCCACCTATGGTAACTGGGTTCTGGCTTATGATGATTTCACAGGTGAAAAGGTCTGGCTTCCATTCTCTGGATACCAAGCTGCTATCATGGCTCGCAGTGATTCTGCGGAATTCCCATGGTCTGCTCCCGCTGGATTTACCCGTGGTCTAGTGACTAATGCTCTGGACATTGCAATCAATCCAAATCAGAAACAGCGCGATGAGTTCTACAAGATCAACATCAACCCTGTCATGTTCTCTTCCGCCCAAGGTGTGGTTGTCTTCGGTCAGAAGACCATGAGCCGCAAACCAAGTGCATTTGATCGTATCAATGTTCGTAGGCTCTTCCTCGCTCTGGAAAGACCTACTAAGAAAGCCGCACAATTCTTCGTGTTTGAACCCAACAACGAATTCACTAGAACTCGCTTGGTGAATGTTCTTACGCCAATCTTTGAATTTGCGAAACAGAACGGTGGTTGTTACGACTATCTAATCGTTTGTGACGAAAGGAATAATACTCCTCAAGTTATTGATACTAATGAACTTAAGGTTGATATTCTGATCAAACCGACAAGAACCGCCGAGTTTATTTTGATAACTTTTACGGCTACCCGCTCTGATGCGAACTTTGAAGAGTTGATTTAATCTTAGAAAAACTTCAATAAAACATTGACGTTTTTCTTTAGTCTGATACTAATTACAATAACAGAACTGTTACGCTTAATAAAGATATGAACAATAAATAATTTGTAGAACAATTTGTTTCTAACGGAACACCTTTCGGTGAAAGAAAGGCTAAAAAAAGTTTTAAATTAATATATCAAGAGATTGTTGATTTTAATAAAGACATAGAATGTAGTAATCTCGTTTTTGAATATAACAGACTAAATAATTAATGTGTATGAAGCCCTTCAAAACATCTATGCGGAGATGATCGGAGAATCAGTCGCTTCCCATGATTTCATGGATTATGGCGGCATTGATTTTCCCGATGTGACCACACCTGATGAAGATCAGCGTTACCAATCTATAACACCTGATATCCCAACAAAGATCAGTCTCCGTGACTATAACATGTTACAGATAGAGGAATTGAAAAAATATTTTCGATCCAAGATGAATCAATACAAGGAAATATCAGATGAGGAGATGAAACAATTCGTATCGGAACTTATATCCAAAAAACCGGAAGTTGTTAAGAAGGCACGGCTGCACATTGCTGCAAAAATGCCTCATATATTCAATTACACATAATTTGAACCAAATGACTAAATAATATTATGGCTACTACAATTGAAAATTTCATGAACATCGCTTCGCAAAAACAATTTGCGAGAGACTTCCTATTCCGCATCAAACAAATTGATATCATTGGATTATCTTTAAATGGTGATACCGATCTAATTTATGCTCGTAGCGCATCTCTACCGGGAAGAGATATCGAAAATAAGCAAGTCAACTTCAGTGGTCAAACCTTCAATTTGAATGGTAAATCGTCTTATCCGGGATCGGAGGGATGGAGTGTCGAATTCTATGTTGATCAGCAATTGGAGATTCGCACCAAGCTTGAACGCGCAAGCAGAGTTTTATTTGATAATAATACTACCCAAGGAAATCTTTGTATGCCGGGATTTGAATCCATTATTACTTTAGATGTGCTTCAAATTCCATGCCAACGTGGAAGTGGACCATTGGAAACAATCAAAACTATTGAGCTTGTGGGAGCATCCCTTAGAAATATCGGAGATATTGGCTATTCAATTGCAGATGGAACTGGTGAAATTCTTAACTTCACTGCCACATTTTCTTATCATTTTTATAACGGATTAGAATAATAACGTCTAATCATAATAGCCAGTTAAATAATAACATATGGCTGGTCCACAAATCAATGATTTCCTTCAGGCTTTCTCTGGTGAAGCTAAATACTGCCTATCGATACCAGTATTGTGGACTGTATCAATAGATGGTGTCATGGAATCATCAATAAATAGCGTTCTTTCGGACGCTGGACAGAAATGGAAAGCCAATATCTCTCCCAATGCCATGACAAAGAGCGGCACCATCCTCCCAGCGCAAGCGGTGGTGATTCCTCAAGAGAGTGCTAATTTCACCCCCATGGGAGCAGGAGATTCCTATGGTGGTTTCCTACCGGGGTATGCCATGACTTCTCGCGCTGATTTCCTCTCCCGTCAATTTTCCATCAACTTTCTGGAAACAAGACAGGATTTGGAGCATGAATTTTTCCGTCCTTGGCAGATTGCCATTGGCATTAAAGGTCTGATTGAGCGTGGGGTGAATCTCAAATCCACAATTACCGTTAAGCAATACACCAATGATGGGAAGCTTAGAAAAGGATATCGATTTATAAGAGCTTTTCCTGTCGCTGTTGAAGGATATACGATGGATTATGAAAATACTGATTTTCCTATCAAGAGCGTAACATTTGTGTGTGAGAATTATGAACAGCTTTTAACAACTCCGGGAAACCAATCACAACTCCCACAACCCCCACAACCCCCACAACCCACACAACCCCCACAACCCCCAAAACAAATAACAACAGAAAAACTATCTAAGTCGGTGAGTACGATAAATGGGGTATTTGTTGATGCAAACGGAAGACCTTTAACGGGTAATGAACTAACCCAAGCACGGAAAGATGCCATAGTAATTCAACAAAAAATAAAGGATCGCAAGGCTCGTAATCGTGATTTCTTCAGACCACGATGAAAATAAAATTCAAAGACCTCAAAGAAATCTCCGAAAATGGGGATGATTACCTGATCGATTATCTTAATCAATTTTCGGGAGATAATATATATGAAAAGTTGCTAAGTGTATTAACATGCTGGGAGCGTGATGTTTCCTATGAAATGGGATTCAACGTGAAAGAGAAAAATGTGAAGGTATCCCTTTCATATTTCATAAAAGAGTTTGAGAATTGGGATAAGGAACCACTGATTATTAAAACCGATAATTTGGAATTTGAATTGGATGTTCCCCCCCTGTTTAAAAAAGATTATGACATTTTCTCCATATCAGAGACGATACGAAAGGTGAAGTATGGGGAGTCCGTTCTGGATTTCGTCAATGTGGGGGACAAGGCTTCCCTGATTGAACAGCTTCCAGCATCTACCTATAATACACTGATTAATGCTATTCTTAAAAACAAATCCAAAACAATTTTTTTTATCAACTCATCCCTGAAAAACATAAATATTAATTTCATGGGAAATGCTCCATTCAATCTTTTAAAGGGTCTTTGTCACCCATATGGGGAAGATTACTACCGTGACATCATTTACCACTTGTCGTCCAAGATAGACGGCAATATCCTCCTAAATTCCACCATGCGAGACATTGATTATTATGTGGACAAGCTCAATACCGAAAACACTTCTGAAAAAAAATCAGAATTGGGTTGACATCGATATGATTAATGTTAAATTCTTTTATTATGAACGTAAAGCACATCCACCCGCCCATCTCAAACTCCGAATTCAAGAAAGAAGCTGAAGGCGGGTTGGATGATGCGGCTTGTTGTGCTTCTTATTCTTGGTTGGATTATGTGAGGAATGGTAGTCTTGGGTGGACTGGTCAAATATTGAGATTGGTTACTGTTGGGATTTGGGTGGGGGTTGGTGGTTATTTGATTTGGTTGTCCTATCAGTGAAATTCCACCACACAGAATACATTTGTGAAATAGTCCCAAGCAATATCATACCCAAACCTATACTCATCATCAAATTGCGTCTGGAAATCCATTCCTTATAAGGTTCCGTCTCTTCAACATCACTCTTTCCATTCCATCCAGCGTTCTTGACAAATCAGATTCACCCACTTAAATAAACACATATGGAAAATAACGTTCAACAATTCCTTGACAGCATTCAGGAACTCAAGGCAAACAAATTTAAGGCATATCAAGCTTCAAATAAAAAAGAAGTGGATTGCTCTCCCCTCACTTTCAAGCAACAGAAAGACATCATCGCCACCGTAGCGGATGGAACAGTGGGGGTTCTCAAGTTCCAGAAAATCCTTAATGATATCCTTATTGAGAATACGGAATCAGATAATCTTAAAGTTGAGGATAAATTACCCCTGATTCTCAAGATTCGGGGAGAAAGTCTTGGTAATGATCTCAAGCTGGATGGAGAAGTGGGTAGTATTGAAAGCAATATCCAAAGCACCCGTAAGATCAAATCCCCCAAGGAAAAGACGATCAATGGTATTGTAGATGTGGTTCTGGCTACCCCCACTCTCAAGGAAGAGAATAAGGTTATCAATTATGCCATTGAAATTCTCAAAAAGGATGGGGATAAGGATGTGGGTAAGAACATCGGCAATATCTACACTTTTGAGATTGTTAAATTTATCAAATCCGTTAAATTCGGGGAGAATGAGATTGTATTTGTCGATACTCCCGTGAAGGATCGTGTGAAAATTGTGGAAAATCTGCCTCTATCAATCAATAAGGAAATCATCAAGTATATTGAGGTTTTCAAGGAGGATGAACAATCCCATCTGAAAGTTACGATCAATGGGGAAGAAAAAGCCTTTGATATTGATGTGTCTTTCTTTGATAATTGATTTCTGAATCTTTGATTAAATAATAAAGTGAATGCCGCTTTATTAGAAGAACTCTTGGGATTGCTAAAAACGATCAACGAAACCGTTGGCGTTCCACAGGGGCAATCCATAGAGGACAAGAACGTATTACAGGGTAATAATCCCTCCGATCCCAATAAAAGGGTGAATCCTAGACTCAATTCAAGTGAGCGCACTAGAACCACTGAAATCGCTTCTCTATTTGCGCGAACATTTTTTGAATATCAAAAGAAAAAAACACCTGACAGTGCGATCAAGACTTCCATTCAGAAAGTCACGGGAAAAACGGGGGAGAAAATACAAAAGGGGGAGGATAAAGTTGATGAAAAATCTTCTTGGTCTTGGTTGAAAATTCTTTCACCATTAGTGGTGGGTATCGGTGCGTTGATTGCAGGATTGATGACAGATGGTCCATTTAAGGGTGCTTTGAAAATACTTGCTAGATTAGGATTGGGTATGGTTGAGAGGCAAATTAAATTAATAATCAAATTAGCACGGGGGCTGATGCCTGATAAGTTGATAGGTAAATTGTTTGAAAAGTTAATACCAAAAAATTTCATAGGTAATTTAATTAAAAGGATATTACCTATTGATGATATCATTAAAATGATCACAAGTGGTATGACAGGATTTATAAATTCACTGAAAGGAATGGTGGGTGCGCCCTTCAAGGCTCTTGGGGGCATGGCAAAAGGTGGTGGTATAATGGCTAAAATGTTGAAATTTTTAAAACCTTTGGTCGGAGTTCTTAAAAGAATTCCCCTGCTTGGTAGTATAATTTCAATCGGATTTGCAATTTCTCGTTTTGGTAGTGGAGATATTATAGGTGGTGTGATTGATGTTTTATCAGCACTCTCAGGATTATTGTATTTAACTGGAGTAGGTGCGCCAGTAGCATTCGCAATAGGTTTAGGATTGGATTTGCTTAATGCATTTTTGGATGCTAAGACGGGCGGTGCCACGGGCAAGCAACAGGGAGCCAAGATAAACTTATTGGGAGATATGGCAAAAGGAATTGGTAACTTTATATGGAAAAATGCTCTCTGGTTACCAGTTATAGGTGGATTTAAGAGAATGCAAATGGCTGGGGAAGCTTTTGCAAGTGGGAATATAATGGGAGGACTTTACCAATTCGGTGTAGGTTTATTATCATTTGTGGGTCTTAGTCCAATTGTCACTGGTATTGAAATGCTGTTGGGATTTGGAGAAAAAGAGGAATCTGATAAATCCCTCTCTCCAAAAACAGGATGGTTTTCCGGTTTGAAAGGATGGATCAAGAATAAGTTGAAGGACTTACCATATTTTCTTAGAAAGCCTTTAGAATGGTTTGGTATTCTGGATGATAGTGATGAAACCACGGGTGGGGGGATTTCGGGGAACATGGGAGACGGTTTAAAAAAGCTGAAGGAATACGCAAATAAAATATGGGGTGATGTAACGGATTATGCGGGAAAGGTTTACCGAGGTGCTTCAATAGTATTGGGAAAGGTAACAGGCACCTTATCCAAAGGATTTAATTATGCGAAAGATGCTTATAACAGTCTTACTAATACTGTGAAGGGAGTAGCTTCGAAAGCATGGGGAAAGGTAACAGGCACCTTATCCAAAGGATTTAATTATGCGAAAGATGCTTACAGTGGTCTTACTAATACGGTGAAGGGAGCAGCTTCAAATCTTTGGGGAACGGTAACAGGCACCTTATCCAAAGGATTTAATTATGCGAAAGATGCTTACAGTGGTCTTACTAATTCTGTTGGTAATTTTTTCAAACCCCTGACAGACGCCATCCAACCCGCGATTGATACTGCCAAAAAAACAATAAATAATTTTTTTGGTAAGGTAACGGGATGGTTAAAAAATCTTTGGCCGTTTGGTGATTCAGATAAAGAAAATTCCGAAGAATTGGAGAGAAGAGCCAAAGATTATGGGTGGAATTCTGTTGAAGAATATAAGAAATCAAATTGGGGTAGAAATGAAAATACTATTGTATCAGATGCTATCAAAGCTGTTAAACCATCTAAACCAGAAGTATCTGATACACCAAATACTATTGTATCAGATGCTATCAAAGCTGTTAAACCATCTAAACCAGAAGTATCTGATACACCAAGTCCAAGTGGATTACCCATTGTGCAATCTGGTAATCAACAATCTTTAGAATTCCTACACAATATCGGTATGAAACAGATCAAGATCATGGACGATATTAAGGGAATTGCTACACAAATTCTGAAAAAAATGGATTCCAGTATGGGGGGAAGAAACAGTAACACCGTTGTTCCCATTTCTCAATCTCCCCCTAGTCAAAATTCATCTACCATACCAATGAATTCTAATCGTAGCGATTATGGGGCATCCGCGTATTCACTCGCTTAAATAATATTGTGGCTTCTAGAAATATAGTTATGGATTATGATTGGACTAGCATCCCAAAAGGTAGCGTATTAAGGAAAAATGCCCCCAGAGTTAGAGTCACCCCATTTAAAATAAACTCAAGTACATCATTAAATCGAATTACTAGTTATACTGAAGCTCTAGTAGCAACAGATGCTGATGCTTTTTATGATAATCTATATAAAGATGTTGTAAAAGAAGACCCATTTGTATTCCCATATTTAGGTGATAGCGTGAGACAATTTAGCAATGAATATGGTGATACCTTTCAATCTGCATTTTTGGGTAGTGTAGATTCGGCTTTAAACGCAGCCGCAAAATTTAGTGGGGCTGCAAGAGAAGTAGTTAGTGGTGCAATTGCAACTCTGAAAGGTGAAACTGAATCAAATCCGGGTTCTTACATAGAAACCCCAAAATTATATGAATATTCACAAAACGATAGTGGATTGGATGTTTCATTCGTATTATCAAACACGGTAAATTTTGATGACGGAAAAAATGCTAAACTTGTTAATCTTTTAACAAGTATTAATCGCCCTTTAAGAAAAAATTCTATTATAATGGAACCACCACGCATTTATGAAGTTAAATTGCCGGGTATAAGATTTATAAAATGGGCATATTGTAGTAGTTTTTCAGTGCAATTGTTGGGAGCAAAGCAGATGTATGGATCAGAGATTATCCCGGAAGGGTATCTTATAAATATGACATTTACATCCCTTACAACGGAAGTATCGAACTTTATGGAAAAGGTTCAAGGAGAATAAAATATGAGCGACCAAATTGGAAAATATCAGAATCAAATTCCCTCCTTATTAACTTTGGACATCAAAAGCTATGAAAGGATATTTAAGGTCTATTATGATTCCATAAATGGAAAGGAATTTCCGTATTATAATATTCTCAAGAAGATTGAGATACCAGAATTAGATTCATCTGTGATCGAGTTCCACGATGTCCAGATTCGACAACCCCTAACCACAGTGTCCTTCGATATTTATGGGGATATTCGCTCTTGGTGGATTATATATCTTCTCAACAAGGATAAATTCACAGGAGTTCCATTCTGGGTGGAAGGAGGGACGCAGTTGAAAGTTCTCAAGACTGAATTGAGAACTCTACTTTACTTAGACATCACACAAAACACAATCTTTGGAGGAAGACATTTCTGATGGGTGATAAATACAAAATTAACGATATCATCTACGAGTGTGAATTCAAACTTAAAAATCCAGATGAGCAGGAAGTTAAATTCACCAAATCTGCCCTGCGGGGGTTGACAATCACGGACAATTTCTTTAATCCGTTTCTGAATGGATCGGTGGCGATTGCCAATCCCTATGATCTGGTGGAAGATAAGTATCTTATCAGAGGAGACGGTAGGGACGTATTTTCCATAGAAATTTTTCCAGAGGAAAAACCGAAAGATAAGTTGAAATATGATTTTATTTTATTTTCCGATGAGAATTTCGGTAATCCTGAAGTTCGTTCCGAAAATATTAAGAAATTTTACATGACACATAAGGATTCCCTCCCATTCATGGACACCATACCATATGGTAAATCGTTCTCTGGTAAAGCGGGAGATATTTTAAAAGATATTTTCAAGGAACTGCTTGGAGAAGAAATGGTGGATAATGATGAATGGGAGAGTGGTGATTTTACTCTGACATATTACCCTCCCCTAACATTTCGTTACATGGATTTAATGAATTATTTACTTAAACATTATTATGCCAAGGATGGGGATATGTATGTGAAGGGATTTATACATTTCAATGAAGAAAAAAGTAAATATCAGCTTCGTTTGATTTCCAAGATATTTGAGAAGAACAAGGACAGCGTGATGGAAGCTTTTACTTTATCTGATTTTGCCGATGTGGGAGATACGTCCAATGATAACAACCCTCCTCCTGATGCAGAGGTTAGTGAGTATAATAATGGTATAAAGAACATTGGTTATTCCACTCCCATGTATGGGATCAACAATGATTTCTTCATCAATACAATTATCTATGGATATGATCCAATTCTAGGTATTCATAAGACAAGGATCAAGAAGCTGGAAGATATTGAAAAGGAATGGGAGAAAAAATTTGTAAAATCATTCAAGGCAATTGGAGGAGAACCCAAACCATTCGTAGTCAAAAACAATAACACCAAGCAGAAATTCCGACATTTTCGTTCTCCCTACCCTGTAGAGGATTCAGAAAAAATGGTGGAAGCTGAAATGATTAATACATTAACATTTTATAATTTAAGAGCGGTCTTCGCCAATCTTGGTTCCGCCAACAGAGAGGGAGGCAAATTTATTGATATTGTCAAGGTGGGGGAATACGAGCAGAAGAGCGATGAAAAGCTACTTGGCAGATGGTTTGTCCATGAATTGAGACACATTTTTTTAGGAGACGGTTACACGAATGAATTTTTGTGTTGTAAAACATATGGTGGCCCAAATCTAAAGATAAAATCTGACGCTGAATAATAAATATGCGATCCAATATTGAAGTTTTAAGAGGACTGTGCTTTTCCAAGGAAGATTTGGAACAAATCCAAAATCTGGATCAATTCACAGAAAAAGATATTGAATTCATGATTGAGTTCAAGAAGATTTATGAATTGGGTTTGAAGCAGTTGGAGAAATTTATCAATAAGTTGGATGAGGAAGGGAAGGATTTGGAGACATGGGATATTGATTATTATGTGAGACATCTCCTAAATGGTCCCCTAGCTGCCCAAACACAAGAATTGTCAAAAGATAAAAAATATTTTGTTACGATTCCTGATATTTTAGGCATTGTAGGCAACAACCAATCCACTCGCCACAACACCACACTCTACGCTGATGATATTGTTCCTCTGGACGTTCCTGTGGATGTTTACAATAAAACACCGGAATTCTCTCAGAACAATATTGTAAATTCCAATGATCAGGTGGAGCAAATGTTCCGTTCATCCATGGAAATGGCAGTGATTCATGACAACACACTCCCGATAGCTGATAAGAAGTCAGAAGATCGCTACAACGAGGAGAAGACTGGAAAGTGGGTAACTAAGTCAAACGGTAGCTTTGTGGTCAAGGATTCGTTCTGGCGCGTTAAATTAGGGGATGCGCGTCAAAAGATATTTGATAAGGTGAAAGAGATGATTGGGGAAGAACATTATCGTATTTTTGAAGATCGTAAATCATACACACCATTTGATTCTGAAAAGAACGATTCAGTTGCTAGTGCTTACGAAATTGATAAGATCGTGGTTGATGGCGATAAGGAAGAACTGTTCAAATTGGATATCTATGGGGATGTTTATGACACCCGTGACACTATTCTCAAGGTGGAGAATCCTGAGAAGAACAAAGAATACTTATTGAATACCGTGGAAGGTCAATTCGGAATCTAAATATCAACTATCGGTGACTCTTCTTTCTTTTCCAAAAGTTTTAGAATATCATTTCTGGTGAACGTGAGTTTTGGGGTGTTTTCATCATCCTCGTTCTTAGTAATCTTCGCATCAATATTCATTTGAGCGATTTCCTTCTGATTCTTGTTTTTGTCTTCCGCTATTTTAAATTTTAATAGAATTTCAACACCTGAATTACAAGCCTTGATAAGCTCTGAGTATGATTCAATCAGCTTGGAATCTGCCCCTGCTAAAATCTCCCGTTTTAGTTCTTCCACAATTTCCACACCAGTTCCCACGATATTGGCAGCATTCTGAATAATGAAATCAGAAATATTCTCCTTATCCAAAGGAATCTTTTCCTTCTCAGCTTGTTTAATATTTTTCGATTGGTTCTTGATCTGGAAAATAATATCGTTCACTTCATTATCCAATTCTTCATCATCGTCATAATCCATGGAGATATTTATCTTGACTTCCTAATATTCAAGGGTAAAGTAAGGGAGATTATGGTTAATTTATCAAACAAAACGATTCTTTGCACTGGTGGATGTGGTTTTATAGGTAGTAATTTTATTGAATATATTCTACAAAAATATAATAACATCACTGTTGTAAATATGGATAAAATGGGTGTTGGTAGTAGGGAATTCAACCCACTATTATCCCATAACAATAAATATAGACATTTGAAATGTGATATCCGTTATATGAATTATTTGGTATCAACACATGGAGATTTGAAATTCGATTACATCTTCCATTTTGCAGCGGAATCCCATGTGGATCGCAGTATTAGTGGACCAGCACCTTTCATTGAGAATAATGTGATGGGAATGGTATCCCTGTTGGAATGGGTAAGACAACATCAACCACAAGCTAGATTGTGTTCGGTTTCAACTGATGAGTGCTTTGGTCATCTGGAAAAGTATGAAGCACCTTTCAATGAGAAAAGTAAGTTTGCTCCTCGTAGCCCGTATGCTGCATCCAAGGCATCTGCCGATCTAATAGCCAATTCGTATGTCACCACCTATGGACTGGACATCATCACCACTCATTGTTGTAACAATTTCGGTAAGCATCAGGCGGATGAGAAGTTCATCCCTACGGTGATTCGTAATATGGTTCAAGGTAACAAGATTCCTGTCTATGGCACGGGAGAGAATATCCGTGAATGGATTCATGTGGATGACCACAATAAATCCCTTTTGGAAATAGCAAAGGGGGGCAGGGCTGGTTATCGTTACAATATTGGATCAAAGGTGGACAAGACAAATTTGGAAATGATTGTTGACATTGCTGAAATTCTTGGTAAGGTAGCTGATATTGAATACGTCGAAGACAGAAAGGGACATGATTTCCGGTATGCGGTGGATAGCCTTAATTACCGTAGGCAATTTGAATTGTGGGATCATTCCGAAGCTTTGAAAAAGACTGTAGAACACTATAAACAGAAATATTCTACTAAATAATAAAACAATACAAATAACTAATGGAAAATATTAAAGATCAGGTAGTAAAAGCACGGGTTGAAAAGGGATGGAGTTATCCCATGATCTTCGACACGTTTGGAGTTCCCAAAAGCACTGCTCAAGATTGGTGTCGAAAATATGCAGTGGAGAGTGATGACACGGGATTTATACCACCTGCCCAAGACCAAGGATATGTTTCCCCCAATCTTCAAAGGGAACGCCCGCAACGCTTTAAGAAGACGGAGGACGAGGTGTTTGAATTTCTTTCTCAACTTTCTCCCATCAAAGTTGATGCGTGGGAATATGGTAAGATTGAACAATCTGCTTTAAATGATTATGCGGTTGTTGGTTCTGATTTTCACTTTGGATGTCATGATGAATCCGCAATCAATATCTTTCTTTCTACCATTGAAGAGCTTCAACCGCGCACTATCATTCTCAATGGTGATACAATGGATATGCTTGCCATCTCTAGATATCCCAAGGATATCAAGAAACATTGGAGTCTTTTGGATGAGCGTAAAGCATACCATCAATTCCTTGATCAGCTTATCTCCATTTCGGGAAATGCTAAGATTTATGAAACGGTGTCTAATCATAGTGGACAATCCATTGATGGTAGATGGAGACGCTATCTATCGGAACGTTTGGGGGAACTTGCATCGTTGCCAGATATCACAGATAAGCTGAGTTATCAGAACGTGTTTATGGGAGAATATCAGAATCGTGTGGAGCATGTCGATTATGTCGATCTGAATGGATTGATTGTGACTCATGGAACCACTGTGCGAAATGCTGGCGGTGCTTCCGCCAAGGGTGAGATTGAGAAATGGGGTGCTAGTATTATGCATGGACATACCCATCGTGTGGGTAGTACGGCCAGACGCATTCCAGCGATTGGTAGTCGCCCTGAAAAACAAGTGTATGGGTTTGAATCGGGTTGTCTTTGTGATCTCAATCCAATTTACGGCAATCACTGTAATTGGCAAAGCGGATTTAATATTGTAGCTTTAAATGATGACTCGTTTGGAGTGGAACAAGTGATGATCACGGCGGGGAAAGCAAATATCTCCACGCTTGGTCAAACAATTAGAGGATAATGGAATTGTTTTTAACACTATTTGAAAGGCGTGAACGCAATCCTCTTCGTAAGAAGGAACTTGAAGATGTGTCAAATAATAAGCAATGGGTTGAGGATGAGAAATCAAAATTACCCCGAAAGGACGCATCTAAAATTCGTAAGATGGAAAAGCTTGGGGTTGAACCCGAACGTATCCAGACATGGAAGGATTACAAGATCAAGGAGAGGGAAAATGAACTCAAGGATTTATATTTAAGAGATAAAATCGAAAAACCGATCATCATATCAAATATCTTTGGTATTAAGGTTTACACCGACCAATATGCAACATACAATTTTACCGAAGGTTCCGTAAATCTACGATCTGTTGAAAATACGGTCAAAAAAATTATCCGTGATTATAAGGACATTATCCCCAATCGAAAACCAAAGTTCATTATCACTGATAGTGGTAAAAACCCAAGAACAAAGGGTGTCAATATTATAGGAAGTGGAGATGATCCTGCTGGTGTCTATAGGGATCGTTTGATTTACATTGATCAGAAGTATTCTGATGATTATGAGATTTATGCCCATGAATATGCACACTTCCTAGAAAAAAAAGTATCTAGGCAAACGGGAAAATACCTTCAGGAAGAATATAAGAACATGTTGGACGGATTCTTTCGATCCATTAAACAGAAAAAACGGGAAAATTTGGAAGGTGCTGAAAATGAAAAATATCGAAAGGCAATCGCCAAGAAGTTGGGATTACCCACTGATTATTCTGCCACCAACCATTCCGAGTGGTTTGCAGAATTGATCGCGCATTGGAAAAATATTCCCAACAACAAGGCAACATACAGATTTAAACAGATCATGAAAAAAATAATTAATAGACTGTGATGAGTGAAAAATACGAAGCGGCAATAGGAGGATACACCTTCTTAATGAATGATAAAGATGTGATTGAGGTGTGGTGTGGGTGGGATTCGGAACATCCCGAATCTTTCATCTACTTGCAAGAAGGGAGTATTTCAGACCGGAAATCTTTCGAGATGGAGATCATGGACTGGATTATTAAAAACTAGAATACCATGATTATCCTTGATAAATACATAAATTATGAAAATACTATTAATCTTACTAGCGACAATTAAAATTGGATTCTCTCAAGAATATGGAATCGCATCCCATTACTCTATTAGAACGAACGGGGGGACGCATACAGCAAGCGGAATCCCCTTAAGAGATTATTCATATACATTTGCTCACAGAACACTTGCATTTGGCACGATTGCTAAAGTCACTAATTTATCCAATGGTAAAAGCGTAATGGTTAAATGTTCGGATAGGGGTCCATTCGTTCGCGGGAGAATCGTTGATCTTTCCAAAGCTGCTGCGAATAAGTTGGGTTTTCTGAAAAAAGGGATTACCAAGGTAAGAGTGGATGTGGTTAAGAGGGGGGCGAAAGCCCGTAAAAACTAGAATACACTCTAAGCATGTCAAAAATATATGTTTTAAAATGCGGCGGTATTGGGAATGATGGTGTTATTATGGAAGCATTTAAAAATAAAATATCTTTTCGTAAACATGTCCGTATGGAATATCCCAATGCTAAAGGTAGAAATAGACATAAACCAAACGAACTTTATTGGGAGTGGGGTAGTCATGGGGAACAGGATGGGGGATGGATTATGGGAGAAGAAGTAGAATTACACTAAAAATATGATAAAATTAACGAAAATAAATATTAACACCGACAGTGAAGTGATTCAATCTTCCACTGTCGAGGAATACCGTATTGACCAAGAACGTTGCACATGGGGACAATACAACGAAGGCAAATCCCCTCCTGTGGATTATTGGGTCGTGGGAGAGCTTATCGGAGAAGTCCAAGTTGGGAACTCTATCATCATTAAACGCTGGAACCGTAATGGGGTGTTGGTCAGTGGAATCATGCATACATCTAAAGTAGAGAAAATTGATGAGAGCGATGGAGTGACTTACATTACAACCGCAAACAGTCATTATAAGATGGAGAACGTGGAGGATTAATAGATTTTGAATTGAAAATAATATGAAAAAAATATTTACATTGGCAACAAGTAACACATGTGGTCCCTGCTACACCATCAAATCCCGAATTGAAAAGGAGAAGTTGGAGGTAGAGATCAAGGATTACACAAATCCCGAAAACATTGAATGGTTCCGCAAACATGGTATTCGTGCTGTTCCCCGTCTGGTGATTGAGGATGGGGATAATGTGGAAATCATTCAGGGTATGGAAGAAATCATAGAAGCATTGAAAAGGTGAAACAACAACCATCTTCAATAGAAGCCCAATGGGAAGTCGCTCTTAATTGTGATTGTCCTAAATGTGAAACGTATGTTAATCTCTTAGATTATCCTGATTTTTGGGATAGTCGTGGGTGGTTGAACATTCCTGCACATAATACTGAACGCAGTAATAATCTGGAAGTCAATTGTCCAGAATGTGACCACGCTTTTGAAGTGTGCTGCGTATGGTGAACTCTTAAAAACTAGAATACAATATGCGTATCTCCAATAAGACAAACAAAAACAATAATATGACAACAAATAATAAAGTGAAAAAAGAAACATCGGAACGTAAAAACAAGCAATGGCTACGTAGCCCTGATCAGCGTAAACGGACAAAGCTTTTCACGGTAAACATGGTGCAACTTCCCGATGGGCGGTTTCACATTCTGGGAGGTGGTGCATCTGCAACCATCAAAAAGAACCAACACTCAGTTGGAGTGTATCCCATTGACGTTCGTGATCTGGCAACAGAGATGCGAATGAATGGTGTGACATCGTTCTAAGGTAAATACCCCACCCTGAAATGAGGGTGGGGTATTTACCTTTGATTAAACTTATAAAATTCTAAAATATGTGCATTATTATAATAATTTTAATATTTATAATCCTTATACACAATGAAAACAAATAACAGCAGATAAACCATAAATGAACAAATATATTAAAACAGGAATTTGTAGTCTATTATTAGGACTTTTGGGTGGAATGGCATTGCAATTCGGTTATATTCCAATTGGAAGTATTTCATTGTTCTTCACCTTAATTACACTTATGTGTGGACCAATTATGTTTGAACAATGAGTGACAGACCAGAAAAACCAAATCTAAATGATTTTGTCTTTGAAAGCCTTAAAAACTGAAGAGTTTAAAGATTATTTGAATACCATACACGATACTTTAGCAGACAATTATCCATATGACCACACAAATTAAAGATCAGACAATCGGACTTATTGAAGTCAAACAGCCTAACGGACATTACCTATCCACAACTGTAATGAAGAAAGGTAAGAGGCTGATTACTGGCACTCCAACCAACGGTGCATTCCTACGCAATGAATGGGAAGTTAATCTTAAAAATTACTTCACACTTGATGAAGCACTTGAGGATCTATACACACAAGTAAGTGACAGCGCACACTGTGCAAATTTCAACCACAGACGCAGATAATAAAAAATATGCATTTTCACTGAAAAAAGAACTTTACAAGTGGTCTTTTTGTTGTATAATAATCTCGTAAGGCAATACACCACACTATGTCATTAGAAAAAGCAATCCTTAATAAGAAAGAAAAGCGCAAGCCATACCGTGGCTCAAAGGCATTTGACTGCTCATGCCGCAATCATGGTAGCTGTGGTTATTGCGAAAGTAACCGAACGCTTTTTGATAAGAAAGCACGGCTGCGAGTCGAAGGTCAAGTGGACGAATGGTTTGGATATTGGAACCTTCCAGATCCGCATGATGCGTCTAGCGATGCATATGACTCCCGTTTGAAAGAGATTGGTGTCGATCCTTGGGATTTTGAGACACGTAGAGAATTAGATGTATGAAGAAGCTTGTTGGCATTGATTGTGAA